CGTCTGAGTAAGAACGTTTCCACTCTTTTCAGCTACCTTGACATTATTTTCAATTGCCGTCTTTTTAGATTCCTTTACTCTCTGTTCAAAAGCATTTTTCGCCGTTGTCTCATTCTTTACCTTCTCCGACATAAGCTGATTTAATTCTTCTTCCATATATTCCACGCGTCCAGTTTTATAAGCCTCTGGATCCCAAGGCATCCAAACACCGATTGGTCCAACAAACACATCGTGATTGGGGTCAACTTCTCTCAACATCTTGCATCTTAGTTCAGCCTCTTCCATGGAAGGATACGAACCGCGAATCTTTAATCCACGGGTTGCAGTTTGGAAATTATTGTTTATACCAAACTTTTTCTCAAGATCTTCCTCGTGATTATCAATATATGTCTTGTAATCGTCTGCCAAAGAAGACTCATTTATGTTTTCTTTTTCCTCCTTTACAAAGTCCTTAAAATCCTCAATTACATCATCAAACTTGAGCTTGTATTTAAAAGAAATAAAGTTTAGGAATTGATGGAATTTTTCCATAGATTTATTCATATCCCATTGCTTTAGGAATTGTTCAAAAAAAAAGATTTCCTTTTGTTTCAGAATCTTTTCCGGAGAAACAAAGGAAATGCACGCAAATTTTTGTCCTGATATAGGCTTATCCTCTTCCAATAAATCAACATATACTGGATTAGGAGACCCATTTGGTTGCATCTTTCTCTCAAAACCTCTATTTTCGGAAGTCATTGTATGAATAAGTATGTATTCACAGTTTTAAGTATATTTTTTTCTTTAGAATATTTATAATGAATAGTATGATTGACCTTAGTGAGTTTATCAAAAGACTCATCAAATATTTAGTAGAAGGTTTAATGGTGGCTATTGCTGCATTTGCCATCCCTAAGCGTTCATTAAATCTTGAAGAAATTGCCTTTATTGCTTTAACCGCCGCCGCGACATTTAGCATTTTAGACACATACATTCCCAGCATGGGGGTTACGGCACGATCTGGTGCCGGTTTTGGAATAGGTGCCAATTTAGTTGGATTCCCTGGTGGTATGTAAGAAGTTAAAGTCAATGCAATTGGTCCAATAATTATATTCTAATTCATAATGTTCTTTAGATTCCGCAAATGTTAAAAACCCATACGAGAATGTATTGTCAATATATTGACTCACGTTATTTTTTCGCAATTGATCACTGAATATAACATATTCATGTCTTGATGTTTTATCCATATACGAAGCATATTGTAAATACTTATTTGATATAAAGTATGTACAATGAACGCATTTCACGCATACAATTCCTTTTAATTTATCATCTATCATATGATAATAATTATCGTGTTTTTTGTAATATCCATTGTCATCAACATCGTAATGAAAATTTGAATACCACTTGTTGTTGTATAAGTTATCAGTAAACGGATTTTTTAAAGGATACATTTTTAACATTGGGGCTATTACTCCAAGATGAGATAGTTGAAACATTCTTTTAACCGTTTGTGGTACTATAAAATTATCACAATCTGCGGTAAAGTAATGTAGCCCTCGTTTATTAGCATATTTAATTGAATCTTGGCGAATTTTACCTAAAATAGTAAATCTTTCTGAATTCCATTCGTGATGTCCATAGGCTTTTATAGATTCTGAAACACTTGTATCATCATAGAAAACAGATGCATATTCTTGTCTATGCTTTTCTATAAAATTAGTCAAGATTTCAACAGTAGAATCTTTATTGTCATTTGTTCTAATATACAAATGAATTTTCTTTTTATCGTATGTTTGATTATAAATACATTGCAAATAAAATGGTAAACATATGGCTTTATCTTTAGCCAATATTGCAATCAAGATTTCAGACATAATATACAAAGAGAGAAATCTTTATATAGACAACAAAAAAAGTATTATAATATAGTATACCAATGTCAAGAAGAATATATAATAAAAGAGTGCAAAAGACTAAGACCAAAAGAACCAGACCCAAAATAACCTACAAAAAAACAAGAACAAAAAAAAACCGCAAAATTGGCGGAGTATATATTGACCCAAATTACGGAATAACTAACCCGTATCCATTTGTAGATCTACACGATTAACCTTAAAATATTTATCATTTTTTTATAAAATGATAAATTTTAGATAGTTGGAATAAATTCCCAATCTAATTCTTCGCATATTTTCTTCCAGACCGTATCTTGATCAATGCGCTTTTCGCGGTCTTTCAACATTGGAAAATAAGGCAAATATTGTTTCTCTCCCAAAAGCTCACACAGTTTATAAGCAGTATAATAATAATTCAAGAAATTAACCCGGTCTCCCGGACAAAACTTGGAATAAGGTGCTTGTAATTCCATAAACAGGTTGTACAATGTCTCCTCTAATTCAGGAGACATTACTGGAGGTTTTACCCCCAACTTGTCTTTTATAAACGGTATGTGTTCGTAATATTTATTGTATCCAAGCTTCTTTAAGATTTCCTTTGTCTTACCATTGGAAATTTCTAAAATATCAATCCGTTCCTTTTTGATTTGTTGTTTAATAGTTTCAATAACTTCCAGGGGAATTTGGGTTGTTTCCTTCCCTTGAAATTGTGCAATAATTTCTTTAAAATGGTTAATTCGTTTATAGGCATAAAAACAAACTTCTTTGGGAGGTTCTTTATAAGAAGGCTTTTCATTCTCAATTAAATACGGAACATTTCTTGAACATAAATTACAAATAAGAACTCCCTCATCTTCTAAAGGAATCAATTCACCTTTATTGCAATACTGACATACATCGGTTTGGTGTATAAATAAGTTTACATCTAAAAATGAATCGTCAATATTACTCAAATATTGCTGAACAATGTTTTTTGTTTTTACCTCATCATCATTTTTAACTTCTTGTTTAATTTTAAAAAAATTTCCTATTATTTTGTTTTTATTGCTTACCGTAGTAGGTTGGGTTGATACAACTCCATCAGAAATATTTTTCTTATTTTCAAAATAATCAAATATAAATTTTGAATTGTCTAAGAAATACTCTTTTTTTTGCATCTTAAATGATTGTATAGATTCATTGATTTCAATTATTCTATCTTCTAAATCTAACTTTTCATCTATTAATTTTCCCGTGGTATCTGATGATATTAAATGTTGTATGCTATTTAATTTTTGTTTTAGAAGAGACCTTTCTTCTTTTAGCAATGGCACCTGGTCAACGTCATTTTTATAGAATTGATTTAAAAATTCCTTATGTTTACCATCTAATGTTGTTGTTGATTTCTTATTTACCTTTATTTTTTTAGTTGTTTTTGGCTTGAATGTAGGCATAAGAGTAAATATTAAGAGATATATAGGAAAATAAAAATTTTTTAAACCTTAAAAAAAAATAATATTATTCATTGTTATTTCAATTGTAAATTAGTTTAGGAAAATCATATGTTTTCTTTAGAATCACTATATGGAAATAAAAATAAAGTTAGATGACAATGCACTAACATCCACGCATGATATAAAACTTGATTCATCTAAATTTCAGAAAATGTTGTTATTATATAATGCATTGGAAGAAGGATGGGCAATTAAAAAAAAACAAGACGCTTTTATCTTTTCAAAGAATCATGAAGGTAAAAAAGAGGTAATATTAGATTCATATTTACTTAAGTTTATGAAGAACAATATGGACTTAAATAAAATTCTTTCATAAATAATTTTTTCTGGTTAATTTAATTTTTTGAATTAAATTAAAAACTGTAAAAATATTTTCTCTAGCAATATTATAAAAATGGCAGGTGGTCTTATGCAACTCGTAGCTTATGGCGCTCAAGATGTTTACCTCACAGGAAACCCTCAAATTACCTTCTGGAAGGTCACTTATAGACGTTACACAAACTTTGCGATTGAATCTATTGAACAAACATTCAATGGTCAAGCCGATTTCGGCCGCCGTGTACAATGCGTGATCAGCCGCAATGGTGATCTTGCTTACCGCACGTACCTCCAAGTTACTCTCCCCGAAATTAACCAACTTATGGGCGTTGGTCCCTTTGTTGCCGGCAACAACGGTGCCCCCAGTGTCTATGCTCGTTGGTTAGATTTCCCCGGTGAACAACTCATTGCCCAAGTTGAGGTTGAAATCGGTGGTCAACGCATTGATCGTCAATATGGTGACTGGATGCACATCTGGAACCAACTTACCATGTCCTCCGAACAACAACGTGGATACTTCAAGATGATTGGTAACACCACCCAACTTACCTTCATCACGGATCCCTCTTTCTCTGACGTTGATGGTCCTTGCGACTCCAACGCCCCTCGCCAAGTGTGCGCTCCCCGTAACGCCCTTCCTGAGACAACCCTTTACGTGCCCCTCCAATTCTGGTTCTGCACGAACCCTGGTCTCGCCCTCCCCCTCATTGCCTTACAGTACCACGAAGTCAAGATCAACCTTGATATCCGCCCCATTGACGAGTGCTTATGGGCCGTCACCACATTGAACTGCAGCTCTGGTCCTCCTTTCAATTCCACCAACCAATTCCCCCAAGGCCGCCCCGTGTTAGCTTCCATCGCTTACAACCAATCCCTCGTCGCTGCCTCCCTCTATGTTGACTATGTGTTCCTTGACACAGACGAACGTCGTCGTATGGCGCAAAACCCCCACGAATACCTAATCACCCAACTCCAATTCACTGGTGATGAATCAGTTGGTTCCTCCGCCAACAAGATCAAGCTCAACTTCAACCACCCCGTGAAGGAGCTCATCTGGGTTGTCCAACCCGATCAAAACGTGGATTACTGCTCATCCACCACATGCGACTCCCTCCTTTTCAAGGTCCTCGGCGCCCAACCTTTCAACTACACTGATGCTATTGATGCTCTTCCCAACGCTATCCATGCTTTCGGCGGTCCTCAATCCACCGCTTTACCCAGTGTTGGAAACCAAGCCTTCATTGATGCTAACGGTCTCTTCAACGATCCCCTTGCTGATGACATCAAGTTAGATTTCAGCGCCACCGGCTTCGGCACATACTGGAAGACTGCCAGTAATCCCTATGATGAGATCCACTCTGGTATCAATCCCCCCGTCAATCCCGCTTCCGTGAATCCCAACAACACATACATTGTTGACACCGGCCCTGCTCCCCACGGCCTCTACGAGTCCACCGTGTCTGATGCTGGCACATTCGTCCTCACGGAGACATCTATTGACATGCATTGCTGGGGCCAAAACCCCGTCGTCACTGCTAAGCTCCAACTCAACGGCCAAGATCGCTTCTCTGAGCGCGAAGGTTCCTACTTCTCCTGGGTCCAACCTTACCAAGCCCACACCCGTTGCCCCGATGAAGGTATCAATGTGTACAGCTTTGCCCTCAGACCCGAAGAGCACCAGCCCTCTGGAACTTGCAACTTTTCCCGTATTGATAACGCGACTCTCCAACTTGTGCTCTCCAACGCCACCGTTGAAGGTACCAAGACTGCCAAGGTTCGAGTTTACGCGACCAACTATAATGTTCTCCGCATCATGAGCGGCATGGGCGGCCTCGCGTACTCCAACTAAACCATATATGCTGTGGTATTTTATTCTATTGAAATAATTTAATAATTAATGCTTTTTAATTATTAAAGCAAAAAACAATATAAAGCCACTCCATCATCTTATATAAAATGAGCATAGACATCGTCAACCTAATTGAAAGTAATCCAATTACCAAGTTAAATGGTAATTATCAGTCAAAATTAGTTGAAAAGGTCCAAAAAACGTTCAATAATTACGAACAACAGTTGTTTGTTGCGAGTTTTTACTGTTATTTGAAACACGATAATAAGAATGATTTTGTTATTGACTTAGATGATGTATGGGAATGGCTTGGTTTTGGGCAAAAAGTTAATGCAAAACGCGTTTTAGAAAAAAATTTTATTATTAACAAAGATTATAAATTATTGCTTTGCCAGCTGGCAAAGCAAACAAACGGGACAAAAGGTGGTCACAACAAAGAAACATTTATGTTGAATATTGAAACGTTTAAAAAGTTTTGTTTAAAGTCTGGAACAAAAAAAGCCGATGAAATACATGACTATTTTATTAAACTTGAACAAATTCTACAAGAAATTTTAGTAGAAGAAAGCGAAGAATTAAAAAAACAACTATTGCAATTAGAAGACAAGAAAACAAAAGAATATGAAACAAAATTACAAAAACAAAAAGTTTTAGAAAGAGAGAAAATATTGTTAAAGGAGTACGCGACTTCAGGTGCAATATTTTATGTCATAAAAATTAAAAGTTTTGATAATGGAACTTATATTGTAAAAGTAGGAGAAAGTAGTAAAGGAATTCAGGCAAGATATAAAGAACATAAATCAAAATACGGCGAGTGTTTATTGTTAGATTGTTTTTCAGTTCAAAAAAGTAGAGAGTTTGAGGGTTTTATAAAGGGTTACGACTCTATTCGCTCAAATAGAGTTACAGATTTACCCGGTCATGAATCAGAACTTGAATTATTTTTAATTGGAAAAAATTTATCTTATCAATCACTATTAAATATTATAAATACAAATATCATTTATTTTAACAACAATGATACAAACAACTTGGAATTGGAAATTGAAAAGTTAAAGTTAATGTTGGAAATGAAAAACGAAAATAATGATAATGTTTTAATTCAAGAATTGATAAAAACTGTGAAACATCTTTCTTCAAAAATAGATAATTTGGAAAACTCAAACCAAGAATTAGTGTCAAAAATAAACTCAATGCAAACAAAAACAACTACGAATTTTAATCAGCCTTTAATAACCATTGGACCAAGATTGCAAAAAATAAATCCGGAAACAATGACAATTGTTCAAGTATATGAATCTGTTGCAGAATGTTTAAAAGAATATAACTTCAAAGTAAAGAGACCAAGCATTGATAAAGCTGTAAATGAAAATACTATTTACAATGGGTTTAGGTGGGCATTTGTAGATAGAAATTTAGATGCCAATATACTTCAT